TATAATGAATGGAAGAATAATGAGTAACTATAAATGTAAGAGTTGTCATTGTAAGTGTCATTGTGATAATGGCTTACACACTCATCATTACGATAACGATGTATGTACTTGTGAACAATGTAATTGTGATAAGAGTAAAGCACAAGATTTAAGCTATGAGAACAATGGTGGTCTTGTGATTGATAGTACAGATGATTGTGAGTCGTGTCAGTAATGAGTAAGTATTTAAAGATAAATGTTAAGAATAACATCAAAGAATTTACTAAAGGATTGAACAGCTTTCAGAAGAAGCAAGTGCCATTCGTAGCGGCACGAACATTAACTGATGTAGCATTTAAGGTAAGAGAGAACGCTATCACTAAATCATTTCCACAGGCATTTAAGAATAGTACAGTAGCAAGTCGTATGGCTAAAGGAAGATTAAGAGTAATGAAAGCACAGAAGCGAGATTATAATATGGGAATGTTATCAGCAAAAGTTTTAGATAAATCTTCCAATCCTTTAGAGTATTTATTAAAACATCAGAGAGGTGGAATGAAACAAGCAAAGAGTGGAAACTATATAGCTGTACCAAGTGTTAAGATTAAAAAGAAATTAGGTATCAGACGTAACCCACAATGGCGACCAACAGCAGTAAGAGATATGCCTGGCGTTAGAACAGTTAAGAAAGGTAAATACGTTAGAGGAAAATCAGAACAAGCTATTATGAAAGGTGGAGAAAGATTCTATTCTTTAGTTAGAACTGTTCCGATTCCTAAAAGATTATTCTTTGAAGAAAATGCAGAACGAACTGTACAAAAAAAGATTCAATACATCTGGACAGCACAACTGAATCGTGCATTACAGACAAGCAAGTATAGATAGTCAAATAAACCGCATAAAAAGGTACTTTCTAGCCATTTTAACGTAGGTTTCGCTCGACGGAAACTGTTTTGTAGACAGCGTAGTTAGGATTGCGTTTCGTTTCGTTTTGCTTATAAGCAAACTATATGGCTGATGAACAAAAAAATAAAGAAGTTGTTGAGTTTGTAAAACCTTTTGGGCCAATGATACTAAAGGTTAAGTTACCTGACGATATACTTAACGATCTTAACCAAGACTGTTTAGATATAGCAGATAGTAAAAAAGAGAAGATTGATTGGTCAGATCAATTAGCTGGTAGAGTTGAAGAAGAATATCATATTACAAAAGACTTATTAAAGAAACACGCTGTGTGGTTTAATGCTGTTACTTCAAGATATTTATTTCCTGATGAGAAAGCGTTTCAAGAAAATAAAGGAAGGTTTAAAGTAGGTATAGCAAGTGGTTGGTATGTTAGACAATACGATGGCGACTTTAATCCTACTCACTTTCATACTGGTTGCCAAATATCTTCTCTTGGATATTTAAAACTTCCTGATGATATAGAAGAATATTGGAAAGAAGAAGATAAAGATCATAATCCTTTTGGTGGTTATACAGACTTTAGATATGGAACGATTGGTTTGAACTGTCCTAATAATATGAAAGTAAAACCTAAAGTTGGAGAATTTTATATGTTTCCAAATTGGTTAGACCATTGTGTTTATCCGTTTCGTAGTAAATATAAAAAACCAGATGTTAAAGGAGAAAGACGATCATTTAGTTTAAATATCGTTTATCAAAATGTCAAAGAAAATTGAAATTAGAATAAATCCGAATCTTCGTAAAATGCCAATAGAACATTTAGTTCCTTATTCTAAAAATCCTAGAAAAATTCAAAAAGGAGTACCATTAGTTGCTGAATCAATAAAGACTTTTGGATTTAACGTTCCTATTACTATTAATAACATGAAAGATAAAATTATTGTTGGTGGACATACTCGTTATGCTGCTGCCAAACTATTAGGTATGACAGAAGTACCTTATATTGAATTAAGTCATTTAGACGATTTAGATGTTAGAAAATATAGATTAGCCGATAATCGAGTACAAGATGAATCAGAATGGGATAAGAACTTATTGCGTAATGAGTTAGCTGAATTAGAATTAAACAGTAAGTTAGATGCGGAATGGTGGAAAGCAACAGGATTTAATACAGAAGAAATTGCCAAGATACTTGCTGGAACATTACAAGAATCAGATACGTTTAAAGAGATCAGTTCTGATTTAGAAACTAAACATCAATGTCCAAAATGCAAGTATGAATGGTAGCACTAAAAAACCAATTTATAAAATTCCATCTATGGAAGAAATAAATAAACTTGAACCGAATGGTTATAAGGTTGTTAGTACCTTTGCTGGTTGCGGAGGTTCATCATTAGGTTATCGGTTAGCTGGTTATAAAGTATTATGGGCTAATGAGTTTGTGAATCATGCAGTAGAAATTTATAAAGCTAATCATAAAGCTATTGTAGATAATACCGATATTAGAAAAGTACAACCAAAAGATATATTAAAAGTTCTTGGTTTAAAAAAAGGTGAACTTGATTTATTTGATGGTAGTCCACCTTGTATGTCTTTTTCTACTGCTGGTAAAAGGGAAAAGCATTGGGGAAAAGAGAAAAAGTATTTCGATCACCATCAAGTAGCTGATGATTTGTTTTTTGAATATATACGTTTATTAAAAGGACTTATGCCAAAAACATTTATTGCTGAAAATGTATCTGGATTAATTAAAGGTGTGGCTAAAGGTTATTTTAAAGAGTTCTTTAAAAAAATGGAAGCTGCTGGTTATAAGGTTAAAGCGTTTTTAGCAAATGGTAAATATTTAGGAGTACCGCAAGCAAGACAACGAGTTTTTTATATTGGAGTTAGAAAAGATTTAAAAATTGATCCTGTATTTCCTGATCCGCAACCTTATGTTTATACTTTGAAAGATGCGATCTGGGATTTACGTAATGAAAAAAAAGAACCTGATGTTTGGCAAGATAAAAAACCAGATGGTACACCATATAAGTATGCGTATGGAAAAGAATGGGAACAGTTAAGCGAAGGTCAACAAAGTCATAAATATTTTAATGTTATAAGAGCTGCGTGGGATAAACCATGTAATACTGTACTGGCTACTGCTGCGAGAGCTGCTTCTGTTTGCCACCCAACTGAAAATAGAAAATTTACGATTAAAGAATTAAAACGTATCTTTAGTTTTCCAGATGATTTTATTTTATTTGGTAATTATAAAGAACAATGGGCTAGGTTAGGTAATTCTGTTCCACCATCAATGATTTATTTTATTTCAAAAAAAATTCAACAAGACGTACTGGATAGACTGTAATGGAATTTATTGATAGTAATTGGTTTTACGTATTTATGCTAATTGTAGGTTTAATAATAATATATATAGGTCCACATGTCAGATAAAAAAATTTATGTTGATTCTTTAAAAAAAGACAATCAAGAATTAACTAAACAGAATTATGATTTAATGAAAAAGTATTCAGTTAAGACTTCTGATCCTATAACTAACGATGTTATTGATAGAATTTTTAAAAGACATATACAAGGAATGCAAAAGTTTAAACAAACTATGGACGAGAATCCTAAAACTATTGATGATTGGACAGAAGATATAATTGAAGAACTGATTGATGCGATTTGTTATTTAGTAGTTAGAAAAAAAAGACTTAAAGAGATTAATTATTCTGAAACAATAGAAGAAGTTAAAAAAGAAGCCGATACTCTTATGATAAATAAGATACAGAAGCATTATAAAGAAATGGAAGATTTAAAAAAGGAAATGGCGTTTGTAAGAGAGCAGGCACAAGTAGATATACTAACAAAAGATCAAGAATTAGGACGATTATATAAAAAGATTAATGAGTTAAGTAATGGCAAAAAAACCTAGATATGGTGGTTATAAATATATTAAAAAAATTAGAAAGAAGCGTAAAGGCAGACATTCTAAAAGACCAAATCCTAAACATAAAACTTATAAACGATATATAGGTCAAGGCAGATAATGAATATATTATTTTTAATTTTAGGAATAGCAACAGCTAGTACAAGCTATGAACTTGTTAAAATTCCAATAGGTATGGCGGCTAAACAAATAACGTGCGAACAAGCATTTATAAAACACACAATATCGGTAGAAAATCCAAATTACAAAGCTGGAAATTATGAACCAATGACTTATATTAAATATAAAGGTAAAACAGTTTTCTTTCATTATTGTAAAGACTCATTTGAAAAGTATGTTCCATAATGGCTTCGTCATTTAATATTGATGCTATTGCAAAGCTATTAAAATTAACTCCACGTAGGGTTCAACAGTTGGCTAAAGATGGAATTGTTCCAAAAGCTGAACGTGGTAAGTATGATTTAGTTAGTAGTGTTCATGGATATATAGATTTTCTAAAAGCGAAAGCTGGTGGCGAATTTACTATTGAAGAAGTTAATAAAAATAAAAATAAACTTATTAAAGCCAAAGCAGAACTAGCAGAAATAGAAAAAATGAAGGCAACAAGCGAATTAATCCCTCAAGAAGAAGTAAAAAGCTCTTGGTTAGAATTAGTACACAAATTGAAACAAAAATTACTTTCAATACCAAATAAAGTATCACCTATATTAGTTAATATCAAAAATACCAATGAAATTAAACTAATATTACAAGATAAAATATATGAGGCACTCTATGAAATCGCAAGCGATGACAGAAGTGTGGCGAAAGACAATGAATCTAATAAGACCGCCACCAAGTCTGACAATAAGCCAGTGGGCAGATAAATTTAGAATATTATCTACTGAAAGTAGTAGTGAAGCTGGTAAATTTGAAACAAGCAGAGCTATTTTTCAAAAAGAAATAATGGATAGTATTAATGAACCAGCGATTAATGAAGTTGTTGTTCTTTCTTGTTCTCAAGTTGGTAAAACAGAAATGTTATTGAATGCTATTGGTTATTATATTGCTTATGCACCTGCACCGATATTAGTTGTGCAGCCAACTTTAGAAATGGCTAGAGCTTGGAGCCAAGATAGACTAGCACCGATGATTAGGGATAGTGATATTTTAAAATTAAAGGTTGCTGAAGTTAAAAGTAAAGATTCAGCTAATACTGTTTTACATAAAATATTCGATGGAGGTCATATAACTGCGTGTGGAGCTAATTCGCCTGCGTCATTAGCTTCTAGGCCTATTAAAATTGTATTATGCGATGAAATAGATCGTTATCCACCAACTGCTGGAAGTGAAGGTGATCCTGTTATGTTGGCTAAACGTAGAAGCACTACTTTTTGGGATAGTAAATTAGTTATGACTTCTACACCAACAGTTAAAGGTAATAGTCAGATTGAAGCAGCGTATGAACGTAGCGACCAGCGTAAGTTTTATGTTCCATGCCATAAATGTAAGAAAAAACAAGTTTTAAAGTGGTCGCAAGTTCAATGGGCAAAGGATAAACCACAAACAGTACGATATATTTGTGAAAAGTGTGAAACTAAATGGACTGATCTTCAAAGAGTTACCAATATTAGTAAAGGTAAGTGGAAAGCGACTGAAAAGTTTAATGGTCGAGCTGGTTTTAGAATTAATGGATTGTATTCTGTATGGGTAACAATGGAAGAAGCTGTTAGAGAATTTTTAATGGCTAAAAAACAACCTGAAACATTAAGAGTTTTTGTTAATACTTATTTAGGTGAGACATGGGAAGATGAAGGTGAAAGAATAGATGAATTAGGCCTATATGATAAACGTGAAGAATATACGATACCGAATGAAGTCATTTTATTAACTGCTGGCGTAGATATTCAAGACGATAGATTAGAAGTTGAGATAGTCGGTTGGGGATTAGAAGAAGAAACATGGAGTATTGACTATCATATAGTTTATGGCGATCCTACTTCACCTAATATTTGGCAAGAACTAGAATTAATACTTACTAAAACATTTGAAAAACTAGATAAGACTAAATTAAAGATTGTTTCAACTTGCATAGATAGTGGTCACCATACAAATATGGTTTATCAATTTTGTAAGCCAAGATATGCAAGACGAGTATTTGCTATTAAGGGTATTGGTGGAGAAGGTAAAGCGATTGTTGGCAGACCGAATAAAAATAATATAGCAAGGATTACTTTATTTCCAATAGGCGTTGATACTGCTAAAGAATTGATATATTCACGATTAAGAATAAAAGATTATGGTGCTGGCTATTGTCATTTTCCTAAAAAATATAGTGAAGAATATTTTAGACAGCTAACGGCAGAGAAAGTTGTTACAAAATATCGTAGAGGATTTAAAAAACGTGAGTGGGTATTAATGAGACCAAGAAATGAAGCATTAGATTGTAGAGTATATGCGTTATCGGCTTTTACATTATTGAATGCTGACTTAAATACGATTGCTCAAAGACAAAAAAAAGTGCAAACAGATAATCCTAATAAAGTCAACCCAAATAGGTTGAAACATTACGCAAAGAATAGTAATTTTGTGCGAAGATGGAATAATTAAAATAAATGGCTAATATTTTTACAACAATACCAGAAAAAGAACCAATAAGTTTTTATAAAGGCGAAACAATCGTTTGGAAAAGAACAGATATAGGTGCTGATTATGCACCATCAAGTCATTCAATGGTTTGGGAAGCATCATTAGAAAGTGATGGTTCAACAAGATTTTCAGCAACAGTTACAGAGTCAGGAACAGAATATACATTTACATTAGATGATTCAGCGACAGCTAGTTATACTGCTGGAGATTA